TACCATCGGAGATAAGTCAGCTGCGGATAAGTGCACATTGTCTCAAACGCTCAGTTTCCTTGCGACGCTTTCGCCTGTTCGGCCTTCAGGATCACGCCAATCGCTCCGTCATCACGCGTGACGAATTCGATGCCAGCCAGGCTCAGNGCCTTGACCACCTTGTTGAGCGTGGAGCTGCGGCTGTCGGCCAGCGCCCCTTCCATGCGCAGCAGCGCTGACATCGAGATGCCCGAGGCCTTGAGCAGGTCCTCCCGGCTCCAGCCCAGCATCGCGCGCGCGGCGCGGATCTGTCTTCCGTCGATCATGGTCGACTCCTTCTTTTTTGCTCGGTCTTGGTAGGTGAATATTTCTGTTTGATTAGACGCTTTTTGTGTCCTTTCCGGCGCATTGTATCGTAGCATGACCCTCAATAGATAGAGGAGCACGACGATGCCAGCACAAGCGTTGACGACCGAATTCCTGGCCACGCTGCCAGGTCGCGAGCCTGCCTCCGGGGCCGTGAGTTACTTCGATACGGAGATCAAGGGCTTCTTGCTGGAGCATCGCGCCAGNGGCGGAGCNACCTTCTACTTCCGCTACCGCGATGCGGCCGGCAAGGTGCGGCTGAACCGGATTGGCCGGGCCGATGAGATTTCGGTGTCGGACGCCCGGGCCAAGGCGCACAAGATGAAGCAGATGGTCACCGAGGGTGGCGACCCCAAGGTGGAGAGCCATCGCTTCAAGGATGTGCCGACCTTNGGGGATTTCGTGGCCGAGCGGTATCTGCCCTACGCCAAGACGNGGAAGCGCAGCTGGGAGACGGATGAGACGATGCTGCGCAACCACCTGCTGCCGGTGTTTGCCGATTTCCGGATGAACCGGATCACCCGCTCCGATGTGGTGGCCTTCCACCACGCGGTGTTCGAGAAGGGTTACGCGGCTGGCACCTGCAACCGGATGATCGTGCTGATGAAGTTCATCTACAACTGCGCGATCCGCTGGGACATCCTGCCGCCCAAGAGCAACCCCTGCGATGGCGTGGAGCCCTTTGAGGATCACGGGGCGCGGGAGCGTTACCTGACGACCGAGGAGGTGCAACGACTGTTTGATGAGCTGGACACCAACCGCAATGTGCAGGTGGGCCAGGTGATCCGGCTGCTGCTTTACACCGGGGCAAGGAAGCGCGAGGTCCTGGATGCCCGTTGGGACGAGATCGATTTCAACCGNCGGATGCTGACGGTGCCGGCGGCGCGGTCGAAGTCGAAGAAGCCGCGTCACATTCCGCTCTCCGATGCGGCGGTGGAACTACTGCTGTCACTGCCCCGGCAGGACGATATCCCCTGGGTGTTCTTCAATCCGAAGACCAAGAAGCCGCCGGTGTCGATCTTTTACGCCTGGGACTCGATCAGGAAGAAGGTGGGCTTGGGCGAGGTGCGGCTGCACGACCTGCGCCACAGCTACGCGAGTTTCCTGGTCAATGCCGGGCGGTCGCTGTACGAGGTGCAGAAACTGCTGGGTCACCACGATCCGAAGGTGACGATGCGCTACGCGCACCTGTCGCCGCAGGCGATGCTCGAGGCGGTCAATGTGGTGGGGAATGTCGTGGGGCGGCGGCCGGTGGTGGCGGGAAATCAGGCTGCGGTGGCAACCGCCTGATTTTTTGTCCGAAGAGTGTTGCTTACTTTCGGACAAGAATTCTGGATGCCTCTCATTTGTCCGATTTGTGTATATACTATTCGGACAGGAGGGCGCCATGCGAGGTCCCAGTCTCAATCTCAAATCACAGATCAGCCATCGCGTCGCCGGGCATCAGCCGGGCTACGTGTGGACGCCTGTCGACTTCCTCGACCTCGGGCCACGCGATGCCATCGACAAAGCGCTACAGCGCCTGGTGGCAACGGGAGATTTGCGGCGCGTGGATCGCGGCCTCTACGACCAGCCCCGACACAATGCACTGACAGGCAAGACTGCAGCACCAGATTACCGCAGCGTGATTGATGCGGTCAGCCGCCGAGACCAGGTGCGTGTGTTGGTCGACGGCATGACCGCTGCCAATGCCCTGGGGCTGACCGATGCCGTGCCTGCCCAGGTGGTGGTGCATACCGATGGACGCCTACGGCCCATTCAATTGGGCAACCTCACCATCCAGTTTCGCTTGACGGCCGCCAGCAAGTTGTACTGGGCTGGACACCCGGCCATGCAGGTCGTCCAGGCATTGCACTGGCTGCGCGACACCCTGTCTGAGCAGCGCGATGCCGTCATCGCCCGACTCAAGCGATTGCTCGCCAGCGACACCAGCGGCGTTCTGAGAGATGACATCCAGCAAGGACTGCCCACACTGCCTGCGTGGATGCAGGACCTGCTGCGCGAGATCCTGAGGGAAACCGACGTGGCCGATACTGGAAGTAGGCCTTACTTGATGGCTCCAACTCGACCAGCGTTTCCCGCTGAGCGGCATGTAGCGCAAGGGGTCCATCGATGACGCCCGGATTCCAGGACATCATTGCTGCTGCAGTAGCAGACCGCCGTGATTTGTTCCTGAGCACGTCAATGCGGCTGGGTACGCCCATTCAGAATGTCGAGAAAGACTTCTGGGTGTGCTGGGTGCTGGACCTGCTGTTCAACGGGGCCAGTGCTGATGAGCCCCGGCTGTTGTTCAAGGGCGGCACGTCCCTCTCGAAGAGCCATGGCCTGATCTCCCGGTTTTCCGAGGACATCGACATCACCGTATTCCGAGAGGATCTGGGTCAGGCGGTTGATGTGGAAGACTTGGAAGGCCTGAGCGGAAAAAAGCAGCGCGCGCATCTGAATGCAATCAAGGAAGCCTGCCAGCGCTACATCACCTCGACGCTCAAGACACGCCTGACCGCCAGCATTGCGTCGGCGTTTGAGAAGGCTGGACTGCCTTTCAATCCTTCGGCTGTCACCTTGGACCCCGACGATCCGGATCAGCAAACCCTGCTGATCGCCTATCCGGCTGTGAGTGCCCAACCTGGGGACTACAACCCGCCGACCGTAAAAATCGAAGCCGGGGCCAAGTCGGCGCTCGATCCGCACCGCGCCACCACGGTCACGCCCTACCTGGCAGAGGATGTGCCGAACCTGATGCTGAACGTGACCAACGTCGTGACCATCGACGCCGAGCGGACGTTCTGGGACAAGGTGGTCATTCTTCACGGTCAGCGTCGCTGGTTTGAGCGACGCGGTGAGCTGCGTCGCCAAGGGCAGCGCGTCTCCCGCCACTACTACGACATCTACCGCCTGCTGCGCAGCGATGTCGGCCAGCGTGCAGCGCGCGATCTCGACCTGGCCAGAGACTGCGCACGGCACGCCCGGATGTTTTTCAACAGCAGCGATCTGGATCTGGCCACCGCCCATCCTGGGACGTTTGCGCTATCGCCACTATCGGCAATGGATGCCCAACTGCGCCGGGACTACACGGCCATGGCTGGGATGATCTTCGGCGAAGTGCCTGAGTGGGAGAGCATTGTCGAAACCATTCAGCAATTCGAAGAACAGGTCAACGCGGGCGACAGCCAGTGACGAACACCGCACTGATCGAGTAATTGCGCAAATTTGCGCCTTTTCTGCCGGGCGACAGTGCTGAGCCGTCCCTGGCCACAAATCCGCCAATTGGCGGATTTTCCCGCTGCCCATCTGCACAAGGATGCGCAATTTCGCGCACCCACCCTGGGGCCCGCGCCGGCAGCAATCTCCGATGTGCAAATTTGCATGTCGGGTGGAGCCAAGAGCGCCATTGGCAGCCGACGACCGCCGAAACCATGCCCTCCCGGAATCACTGACGCAAGAATTCCGCCCATGGGCGGATTTACGGCAGCAATCTCCGATGTGCAAATTTGCATCTCAGGTGGAACCACGAGCGCTATTGGCAGCTGACCACCATCGAAACCATGCCAATTGGCAACTCCATGGCCTGCCGTGCCCACCATCCGGAAACCGGAAAATTTGCCGGATTCCACCTCCCTCATGAGTCCAGCGATGTGCGGACCACCTTCTGCAAATTTGCAGAAGGTTCGTCCAGGCACGCCACCCGATCTCCACTGCCCAGCGCTGCCTGCGCCAATTGGCGGACCCTGACATGTGCCAGAGCAGACCTGTTCTGGAGTACGAGTCTGGAGATTCAGACCTTCACTATACAAACAGTCTGATTAGAATCTTTTTGTTCCTTTATGGTGGTTTTTTAGGCCTTTTCCAGGCGAGTTTGGTATTCAATAGAGAGCGTCCTGATATGAACGGAGATGCGCTCGATGAACCCCTCCCACCCTGATCTGCCCTCCACGGGCTTTCTTCGAATTTCCCAAGTGCTCGCCCTCATCCCCATCAGCCGCTCGGCCTGGTGGGCCGGTATTCGTGCGGGCAAATACCCCGCTGGTCGCAAGCTCGGCGGCAAGACCACCGTCTGGCGCGCCGAAGACATTCGCGCCTTGATCGAGCGCGTGGGAGGCCAATGATGACGACGCTGACTCCCCACCAACAAGCCCAGCGGCGAGCCATGACGGCCGAGCTGCAGCGCGCCATTGCCACCCATGGCATCGAGCCGCTGCTCGATCGCCTCTTTGGCGCAGGCAACCACTACTTCGATCCCATCGAGCGGCTGTGGATCACCCCGGACCGCCAGCACCGAGGTCCTGGCCGAGGCTTTCTGTGCATCCGTCCCGATGGCAGCTGGTTCAAGGCCTGCCTGCCCGAGGAGGACGTGCAATGAACGCGGTGAGCTTTCTGGATTTCAACGATGCTGCAACCCAGGGATGGTTGCAGCCGGCCAGTTTGGATCGCGAGGCAATCCTGAGCCGGGCCAAGATGCAGTTGGAGCCGTTGCTGCAGATGCTTTTCCCGCATGGCAAGCGCCGGGGTCGTGAGTTCGTGGTCGGCAACCTGCAAGGCGAGCCGGGCGACAGCCTGTGCGTGGCCCTCGAAGGCGCACGGGCCGGGATGTGGATCGATCACGCCACCGGCGAAAGCGGCGATCTTTTTGCCCTATGGGCAGCGGTCAAGGGCTATGTGCTGCCGGGCGCCTTTGCCGAGCTACTGGGCGACATGGCCGACTGGCTGGCGATGCCACGCGCCACGCGTCAGCCGATGGCTACCCCCTCATCTCAACCTGTCGTGGATGAGCTGGGGCCGCATACCGCCAAGTGGGATTACCTCGATGCCCAGGGGCGTCTGGTGGCCTGTGTGTATCGCTACGACACGCCCAGCGGCAAGCAGTACCGACCTTGGGATGCCCAGCGGCGCAAGATGAGCGCCCCCGAGATCCGACCGCTCTACAACCTGCCGCGCGTGGTGAGCACAGATACCGTCGTACTGGTCGAGGGGGAGAAGTGTGCGGATGCGCTGCAGTCGCTGGGCGTGGTGGCGACCACTGCCATGGGTGGCGCCAATGCGCCCGTGCTCAAGACGGATTGGTCGCCGCTCGCCAGCAAGACGGTGATCGTCTGGCCTGACCACGATGAAGCCGGGGCGCAGTATGCCGACACGGTCATCGCACACCTGCAGACCTTGGCGGGCACGTCGGTTCGGCGCGTGTCGATCCCGCAGGACAAGCCTGCCAAGTGGGATGCCGCCGATGCGCTGGCCGATGGCACCGATGTCGCAGCCATCATCGCAGCCGCCCAACCGGTGGTGGCCACACCTAGCTACCACTGGAACCTGTCGGACTGGATCGCCTGCGAGCGCTTTGTCGGTCCACCGGTAGCGCGTCAATGGCTGGTCGAAGGCATCTTTCCGATGGCACAGACTTCGCTGATTGCCGCAGCGGGCGGCGTGGGCAAATCCTTCCTGCTGCTGGCGCTGGCGCGCGAGATTGCCGCCTTCGAGGGGGATCGGCTCAATGCACCGCTGTGCTTTGGCGGTGCGCTCAACGTGGCGGGCACGGCGGTGTATGTCACGGCCGAGGACGATGCCATCGAGATGCACAACCGGCTTTTGAGCCTGGGTCCGATTCCTCCCAATCTGGTCACACTGCCCTTGCCCGATGCCGGTGGAGCCAAGCCACTGTTTGCCCCGGAAAGCGGTAGCCGCAATCCTGGCACCACGGTGTATTGGGCACAGTTGACCGAGCAGTTGTTGCGTATTCCCCAACTGCGCCTGATCGTGCTTGATCCGCTGCAGCCCCTGTGTGCGCTGGACTTGAACGTGCCGGAGAACGCGCAGTTTGTCTGCTCACAACTCTCGGCTCTGGCAGCGGCCACCGGCGCGGCGGTGATCGTCTCGCACCACTTCGCCAAGCGCGAGGCCAGCACGCCCGAGCAGGCGCGCGAAGCCATCCGGGGCACCGGCGGGCTGGTCGATGGGGTGCGCTGCGTCTACGCCATCTGGCTGCCCAAGGAGGATCACGCCAAGTCCATCTGCGAGAAGCTCGGCATCGCCTACCAGCGCAACTTGGTGGTGCAAGGCGGTGTGGTCAAAGCCAACGGCCGGGCCAATTTGCAGGTCAGCACCTACATCCGCAGCGACAGCGGCTTGCTGGTGGATCAAACCTACCGCCTCAGGCATGACCCGCTGGACCACGCGAGCTTGCTGCTACAGCTGCGCGCAGCCATCGCCCATGCCGCCCTGGAAGGCTTCCCCTATACCAAGACCGCTGGCAATGGCGTCTACGAGCGCCGCTTCGAGCTACCCGAACCCCTCAACGGGCTGAGCAAGCACCGACTGGTCAGCATGGTCGACGAGTTGCTGCAGGGCGGCCAACTGGTGCAAGCGGTGGCCGAAGGCTCCAAGGTCGCCAAGTGGCTGGATGTGCCCACCGGGCCTCTGGCGCAGGGTGACGGGGACTTCGAGGAGGGACATCTGACACCCGTCCATGCCCTACAGGAACCTCTGCAATGAACCGGCCTTGCGCTGCCCAAACACTTCCCGCTTCCCGACTTCCCGCCGGGAAGCACCGGGCCGGGAAGTCTAAAAAACCTAATCCGATCAATGCGTTAGCACTTCCCGGGCAGGCCGCTTCCCGGCAGACCCGGGAAGTCAAAAACGCTAAAAAAATCAACAGCTTACCGACTTCCCGGAATTTACCCTTTCAGGGGGAGGGAAGCCTTGGATGCTTCCCCTCCTGACTGTGGATGTTGTTTGGCAGGCGGGCGGGAAACGAACAGTGCGCCCATGGCCGTCGGGCGACTCAAGGACGGCCTTTCTTTCCAATGGAGAATCACGATGACACAACTGCTTTGCATCACCGGCGAATGGGACAACGTCACCCAGCGCACTTCGGGCACGGTCGAACAGGTGGTCTGCGCCGGCCACGACATCGAGCATTACCAACAGCACCCCTGGGTGCCACATGGCTTGCTGAACCTGGCGGACACGCGCGAGGATGCCGAGTTTCTGGTGGCCCGCACGATGCGGGTGCTGCGCTTCATGGATGTCACAGGGCTGGCGCCCTTCGGCTATGCCTGGGAGTCGCGGCTGCAGGATTTGGCCCCGCGTCTGCCACAGTCGGCCGATCACGCGATGCTCTGGCAGGATGCCGACGGTCGCTGGATCGTGACGGTGGAGCCGTATTGCATCGAAGGCGCACCGCCGGCCAGTCTGGTGCGCTGGGCACAGTCGGTGGGCTGGGCGCTGTGGCGAGCCGACCCGCGCAGTGGGATGTGGAACCCGGAGCAGGAAGCGCGGCTGCTGGTGATGGCACCGCCCGCTTCAGCGCAGGGTGGGGATGTCGAGACGGTGTGCCAGGCCCTGGAGATCTCACCGCGCGAGATGCCCCTGGCGCGTTGCCTGGTGGCGGCCAAGGTCGAGAAGGCTGAATCGGCCAGCGAGGCCGCCTGATGGGTGCCACCCGTTCCCAGCCCAACTCCTCGGGGCGGGTGGCACCGCGCCATCCACCCCGGTTGGGAGACTGGCAGGTGCGCCCGGATGACACGGCACTGCAGTTCGTGCAGGAGACTGATGACGATGGCCGTACCGTGAAGCATTTTCGCTGCGTGGACACCCTGGGGCTGTTGCTCAAAGGGGGCAGCATCAGTGCGACCCAGCACGATGCCGGTCAGCAGTTCGCCACCGACTTTGCCCGGGCCTTTGCCAGCGGCATCGTCACCGCCCGGCTCGATGGGCTGCCCTGCGGCACCCGGTCCGGCGAGTTGATGGTGGAGCGCAACGCGCGGGTGGCGCGAGATGTGCGCGCAGCCCTGGATTCAGTAGGCGGCAGCACCACGCCAGCCGGTGAGGCGTTGTGGCACATCGTAGGCCTGGGGATGTCGATCCGCGAATGGGCGCTGCGCAGTGCCTGGTCGGGCCAGAGCCGCTCGCCCAAACAGGCGCGCTCGATCCTGCTTGGGGCGCTCACGCAGTTGGCCAGGCACTACGGGTATGAGCACGCCGAGGCCCCGCCGTCAGGACGTCGCTCACGCTCCACAAAATCTTTGCGCGCACGACCTGCAACCTAATTGAATCACCGGGGATCACAAGGTACAGTGTTGTCGTACTGCTGATCACTGCGCCCACCGGGGACACCCGTGTGGGCGTTGTCGTTTCTGGAGTCCGCCCCGACCCGCCCCTAACTCTGGAGGTCCAGCCCATGCTCAAACTTGACGTCACCGCCGATGTGGCCCAAGCCACCGAACACCTGTCCGATCTGGCCGAGAAGCACATCCCGAATGCTGCTGCGAAGGCACTGACTCGCACCGCCTTCGATGCCCGTGATGCGGTACGTGACAGCTTGCCCCAGCGCTTCAACCTGCGCCGCCCGTGGGTCAAGTGGGGCGTCGGTGTGACACCTGCCAAACCCCGCACGCTGATGGCGGAAGTTTGGTCGCGGGATCGCTTCATGGCGTTGCAGGAAACCGGTGGCACCAAGACCGGCACCTCGGCCATCCCGCTCGGGCCGATGGCGCAGAAGGCTCGCACGCAGGTGATCCCCAAGAGCCAGTGGCCGGCACAACTGGCCCAGAAGAAGACGGTCTTCTACCACGCGGGAATGCTCTTCGAGCGCCGGGATGAACGTCGAATTCTGGCGCTTTACCTGCTGGGCAAACGGCAGAAGGTCGAGCCTCGCTTTGGGATGGCGGATACCGTCAGGAGTGTGGCGCTGAAGGAATACTACCGGCAGATGGAGCGAGCCCTGCGGGAAGAACTGGCCAAGGCTGGCAACCCTTGAGGCGGTCACGCGATGTCACGCCCCTTGTCCGCTGATCAACAGCACTACCTCTCGACACTGCCCGCCAGCGTTCAGCGCACCATGTCGCGTGCGCTCGAAGGCAGCACCTCACCGAGGCAGGCCATCAAAGCAATGTGTCTGGTCTGCAGCAATTTCCAGCGCAGTGAAATTACCCTGTGCACCATGTCGCGCTGTCCGCTCCATGCCTACCGTCCCTACCAGACGCAAGACGCTGCCGAGACAGCCCTGCGCTGATCGGCTGGCATGCAGTAGAACCGCTTGCCTCACGCGTTTTTGCAGGCGAACGCCCTCCGGTAAGGGGGTAACCCCACCCGGCTCCCGATATCTCGCCAAACCGCGCGACAGAAACCATTTTGGGTCCTCCCTGGCGATTTAAAACGCGGGGGCCGCGCGAGCGCTCGACCTCGCTACCGTCAGAGCCGCAAACAGGTTGCCGGTTGCCACCGGGCCTTGGCAGATCGTCTTTTTACCCGCAGCGCCATCCACACCCGTCCTTTTGTTCGTGATTGAACCTGGCAACCCAGCGCCCTCAGGTTGCCGGGTGGTTGCCGATCACTTCTCTCTTTTATCCACACAAGGAGCATCCCCATGGGAATTTCTATTCGGGCCTATGCCCAACATCGCGGTGTCAGTCACGAGGCGGTGCGCAAGGCCATTGCTGCCGGCCGCATTCAGCAGGAGGTCGATGGCAGTATCGATCCCGACAAGGCCGATGCAGCCTGGGACCGCAACACCATTGCGCGAGGTGATGGCGAGGGCGGCGATGCCCGCTCAGGGGTGCCGAACCTGCAGACCAGCCGTGCCATCCGTGAGGCCTATGCTGCCCGGTTGGCGAAGTTGGACTTTGAGGAACGCACCGGCAAGCTGATCAGTGCCGATCAGGTCAAGGTCGAGACCTTCAACCTCGCACGGCGCCTGCGCGACCGTATCCAGCAGTTGCCCCGGCGTGTAGCACCGCAGATCGTCGCCGCCGTGGTCAAGCAGCCGGATGTGCGCGAGGTCGAAGCACTGCTCGACGCCGAAATTCACGAAGCGCTATCGGAGCTGGTGCGATGAGGAAGCGCTGGGAAGACGAACCCAACGGCGACGGCAGCGATGACGCTAAAGGTGTGCTCATGGCGGCGCTGACGATTGAGGACGCTTTTGCGCTCGGACTGCGCCCTGGTGAGCGACCGGACGGGCTGCGTATGGAACGCGCCTTCCGGGCTGGGTTGCGGCCCGATCCGCAACCCGAGGTCTGCAGCGCCGATCAGACTGCCGCGTCGGATAGCAACGCCGCCCGATAAACCCGCTCACCGCCTTCGGCCTTCTCGGAGGTGACCAAGATGCCGCGCTTCTTGAGCGTTCCAGCAAAGAGGCCACGAACGCTGTGCGCTTGCCAGCCGGTGAGGGCCATGATCTCGGCAATCGAGGTGCCTTGCGGTCGTTGCAGCAAAGCGATGACCTGGGCCTGCTTGCTGTCGGCCCGCACCCGGGGTGTTGCCTGCACGGCTTGCCAGGAAGCCTCGGCGGCTGCGACGGCGGCTTCCATCTCTGGGTCATCGGGCGGCTGTGTCGTCTGCGCGGACGTGATTGCAGTGACGGCTGGCGCCACCGTCCCGCTCGGCGGCAAGACATCTTCCGGCTGCGCCTCACCCTTGATGATCGCGATAGCCGTGGCGNTCAGGCGCCACTGGCCGCCTTGCTGCTCGATCANCCCNCGCTGCGCGAGGCTGGCGATCATCTTGAGCTTGGCGCCGCCCTTGAGCTCGAGCAGNGGCTCGATCAGGNCATTGGCATCGCAATGGGCGCGGGTGATGAGNTCNAGTTGGCGTTCGGTGATGGGGGAAGTTTGTGCNGACATGGTGNTTCTCCTGGTCGTTGGATNNNTCGNCACTGCCGTCGAGGAGTGCCAACACCTCGCGCAGACCGTTCTCGATGCGGGTGAGATCGCCGACGTGGCCCCAGTGGATGGCGTCAGGGTCGTGACCGAAGTGGTCGTCGGCATGGCGCTGCAGTGCCTCCAGTTGACTGCGGATGGTGGCGATGTGCTGCAGGTAGGCGTCTATGGCCTGGGGTGAGGCTGTGCTTGTAAGGGTGGGCATCGTTGGCTCCTGGTGGTTGATGGACGATGCCATTCACGCTCTGTTCGCCAGTGAAGCCAAGCGTTCTGGTGCCATCGATCAAACATTCAACGAACATTTTTTGAAACAGGCTGCCGGCGGTTTGCCGTGTAGCCGGGAGAGCCACTCATGACCCTCGACCAACTCAAGGCCCAGCGCGAGGCGCTGCAGGCCGCCCGCTTCAATGGGGTGCTCACCGTGAAGGCCGGCGACAAGACCGTGACCTACAAATCCAATATCGAGATCCAGGCGGCGCTGTCGGATCTGGAGCGCGAGATCGCCCGGCTGCAAGGCCGCCCACGGGCACGACGCATCCGCACTGTCTGCGGGAAAGGACTGTGATGAAACCCAAACTGATGGCAACCCTGCGCCGCAAGGTGGGCGCGATGATCGGTGGCGTCGTTGGTGGCTTTGATGGCGGACTGTCGAAGCGCCGCCTCAAGACCTTCGCCGCCAGCCGCGCGCACGTCAACACGCTGATCCAGGCCGCTGGTGCCGACATGACCGCGCGTGCCCGCTACCTCATCCGCAACAACGGCTACGCCGCCAATGCGGTCGAGTCCTGGGCCGGCAATGCGGTAGGCACCGGCATCAAGCCCTCCTCAGGCATCGCCGATGCGGTGCTCAAGGACCAGGTGCAACGCCTGTGGCTGCGCTGGACCGACGAGTCCGATGCCGAAGGGCTGACGGATTTCTATGGTCAGCAGCGCCGGGCCGCACGGGAACTGTTCATCGCCGGTGAGGTGTTCTTTCGGATTCGGCCGCGCCGCCCAGNGGACGGCTTGAGCGTGCCGCTACAGTTGCAGATGCTGCCGGCTGAGATGCTGCTACTCAATCACAACCAGTTGCTCGAGAACGGTCACCGCATCCGCCAGGGCATCGAGTTCGACCGCATCGGCCGGCGCGTCGCTTACCACTTCCTGCGCCGCCACCCGGGCGACATCACCGATCCGGGGCTCGCTGGAGAAACGGTGCGGGTGCCTGCCGAATCGGTGCTGCACATCGTTGATCCGGTCGACGCCGGGCAGCTACGCGGTGTCTCAAGATTCTCGCCGGCGCTGGTGAAGTTGTTCCTGCTCGACCAGTACGACGATGCCGAGCTCGACCGCAAGAAGGTCGCCGCGATGTTCGTGGGCTTCGTGCGCAGGCCCGAGCGGGAACTGGACAACGCCGCGGACCGTGATGACCAAGGCGAACCACTGCTGCCCTTGGAGCCGGGGCAGTTGCAGATGCTCGATGACGGGGAAGACATCACCTTCTCAGCACCGGCCGACGTGGGTGGGAATTACGAGAGCTTCCAGTACCGCACCTTGTTGCAAGTCGCTGCCGCCCTGGGCTTGCCGTATGCCAACCTCACTGCCGACATGCTCAAGGCCAACTACTCCAACACGCGGGCGGCTTTACTCGAATTCCGCCGGCGGATCGAATCCTTCCAGCACTCAGTGATCGTCTATCAGATGTGTCGCGCCGTCTGGGCGCGTTGGATGGATATGGCCGTACTCTCCGGGCAGCTTGCCCTGCCGGACTACGAGCAACGCCGGGCCGACTATCTGGACTGCAACTGGCTGCCACCGCGCTGGGACTGGGTCGATCCCCTCAAGGACATCCGGGCGGAGACCCTGGCGATCCAGTCGGGCTTCAAGTCACGCACCCAGGCCATCGGAGAGCGTGGCTTCGATGCGGCCATGGTGGATGCGGAGATCGCCAGCGACCGGGATCGCGAGGCACGCCTGGGTCTGGCCTTCACCCGAGGTGTGCCACCGGCAACACCGCTGCATTGAGTCCTGCCATCCATCCCTTGCCCCCAATCTCATCGGTGCTGACCGGTGGGGTTGGGGGCTTTTGTCGTTGGCGCCGAGCAGCAAATTTGCTGATTCCCATCGCCAGAAAATCCGCCAATGGGTGGATTTGCCGAACAGTCACTCAGCCATGGACACCACCTCCACCGCCTCCCGCAGCCGCTTTTTGTCTCTTCCATAAGAACCCTGCATCCCAAGGCCCTTAAGGAAAAAACCCTGCCCCTCGTGAGAAGGACAGGGTTTCAATCACCTCAAGCACCTACCCGAGGGCGGGTGCTTGTCTCCTGGGGAGATTAGGCCCAGCTGAGGACATCTGCACCAGTGCCGGTGGTAACCGAGGCAGTGGAGAGGTCCAGCAGACCGGTCAGCTTGACAACAACGTCGGTTGCAGCCAGCGTGGTGGAGG